CCATGAATCGTTCGATAAGTCATATCGAATGGCTCACGGTAATCGTCAAGTTCTTCCGGACTAAAGTAAGCCGAAAGATTCGCGACAAAGTCTTCGCCGTGAATCACATCCAGAATCTTGACGCCGTCGAAATAGTACGATTCGGCGGAGGTCTCCGGCGGTGTCTCCTCGACACTGCTGACACCATTCCATGGCACAGCACCGGTCGACAAGTACACCACCGCGTGATCGACTCCAGTTTCGAAATCGCGAAGTGGTGACCAGACGATCTTGGTCATCAGATTCCGTAATTGTCCAGAATATCGATGACTTCGGCCTGTGTCGGCATCCGAGGAGCGGTTCCGGGAACCGTGGAACCCAAGTAGGTGTGGGTATCTGTCCCGTAAAGGATGTGCTCCAGAAGGGTGATCTTCGGAACCGGATCGATGTCCTCGTAACCGGAGAAGTTCAGTCCAGCCAGAGTCGAATCCACAACCATGTGCGCTACCGGCTTGTAGTTGACCACTGGGTGACCAACGGTCGGATAGTCACTAGATGCAGGATTCGGTGGAGGTACCGCGTCGATAGTCCAGGTACGAGAACCAGGCTCGATCTTGTCCGACTTGGTCGAATACGTTCGACCGGAAGGCGAAGCGGTACAGTTCCACACCAAGTGAAGCTTGTAGCCAAGGCTCGGGTTGTTCATGTCACCGATACGAGTCCGGTAACAGAGATTGAACAAGGTCCTACGCTGCTGAGTTGCGAACAGTCCGGCGGCCAGAAGACGAGACCCCTCGCAAGAGGCGAATTCGTCCGGCGCGGAGATCGCAGTCAAGCTCGCCTGGTAGTCCTCGTTGGCGATGACGTCGAGGTACTTGACGCCGTCGAAGTAGTAAGGGGTTTGCTCCCCGCCGACGATGGTCTCCTCGACGGAGATCAGTCCGTTCCAAGGAACCCCGTCTTGTCCGATCGGATACAGAACACCACGATCGACTCCGTACTCGTACTTTCGATCTGTGGATTCTCCCCAAACAACGCGAGTCACCTATCCTCCTTTCTACCTACTACCAGATGCGTATTGGGCACGGCGTTCTGCCATAGCTTGCCTCCGTTGGGCAGCGGCCTCGGTTGTGCTGAGCTTCTTGGGCTTCTGGTTCTTCACATCGTGAATCTTGATGAAAGTGAAGAGTTTGTTCAGATGCCAATGCTCGAAATTGGGTGGCATGCTAGGCAAATTTGAGAGCCAGTAGTAAATCAGCTCAGCAGTGATGGTCTCAGTGCTCCTTTTCGGAGCTTGATTCTGCTCATTGAACCATGTGGCAGTCATCTTCGCGTTGATGTACTTGTCAACCTCGTCGATGTTGGCCTGCCGAAGCTTAGATGTCCAACCAGGAGGTGGATTGGGCGTTACGACCATACATTCGATGTAACTGATGGTCTCTTCGAAGCTGTTCTTCTTTCCGTCGAGGAACGGCTTTTCCCAAATCTCCTCCCATTTTGACAGGCTGGTCAGAGAATGCTCTAGCTCGAGCACAAATTCGACGTCGACTGCGAAACGAACCTTGCGATTCTCCTCGACAACGACTTCTCTTCCGATTTCGAGTTTGAGCATTCTCTGACCTCCTGTCTAACGGTTGTTCTGATGGATCACGGACGGAAGAACTCGAAGTCCGTGTCGCCGACCAGGTAGTGCGTGTCGTCGGCCGGAACCGCGGTGACCTCGGCCGAGGAGCCCGAGGCGATCGCCGGCTGCGCACCGTTCGGCTTGTTGACGCCGTTGACCTTCCACTGCACACCGGTGACGGCAGGCAGGGTGATGACGCCGGTGCCCTCGACGAAGGTCGGCTTGTTGGCGGCCAGCGCCATGTTGACCGCGGTGCCGGCACCGCCGGCGACGGTCGCGACCTCGCTGGGGAGCGGAAGCCGAGGCTCGGCGCCGCCGTCCGTACCGTAGACGATGTCGAGCAGGGCGGCCAGAGCGGTCGGGTCGGTGTTCAGCGAGTTGACCGTCAGCGTCGCCGTCGGCTGGTACTCGGTGCCGTTGATGACCCCGACGTCGGTCGGGACCGTCGAGCACTCCCAGCTGAAGGGAGTGGCCTCGGGCGAGTCGTTGACCGTGTTGTGGGCCTTCTCCGTCGGCGCCGCGGTGGCGTTGTAGACGAAGTGGTGGATGAAGCCGGCGCGAGGGTTGTTCGCGTTGCCGACGATGGTCCGGTAGTAGAACCCGAACGGCTGGCGATCCTGCTGGCCGATGGTGACGCCCGGCGCGATCTCGGCGGTGCCATCGCAAGCGTCGAACTCCGGCGGCGAGAAGAGCGCCTCGATGGTCGCCGAGAACTGCTCGGCCGACCGCAGGTTGAGGTACATGATGTTGTCTGCGTAGACGGGGGTGGCCTCCGCACCAGACGGGCTCTCGGTGACGGTCGTGAGACCGTTCCAGACGACGCCGTCCTGGTACTCGCCATCCACCATCGGGAAGAGCAGACCGTGGTCGACGCCCGTCTCGAAGTTGCGATCACCGGGCGCGTCCCAAGTTGCACGAGACATGGTGGTTCCTTCCTCAGAAGTAGATGTTGTAGACAGTATGGTTCAGATTGTCCGCCACGTAGAACCTGTTGAAGGAACACATGGGAAGCAGTCGGACCAGTTTCGCCACTGGCGTGTTCGGGTCCTCTTCGATACAAGTCACGGAATATCGATCCGTAACTTCGTAAGGAATATTGTCGGCGAAAAGGACCTCTTCGAAGCCCTTCTCGAACCGAATAGCCGGATACGTCATTGTCGTATTCTCGGGCACCTGACCGTAAACAGTGGCCTTTCCTTCATCCCCAAGGGATTCGTCTTGGCCAACCGTGTCTAGTAGCTGCTTGAACTCCAGACGACTACGGCTCACTTGGTGCCACCGGCCGCTTTCCCGTGTAGAGCTCTCCCAGCTTGAGAAGGAGCCGAGGATTGGGGGCTAGATCCGTGATCAGATCTACCTTCCAAGGCTTTCCTCTCCAAACTACGTAGAGAAGCTTCTCCATGTTGTCTCTTGCGTAGGGATCGGCGACAATCTCGATGGAGTTGTCCAAGGACAGGTTGGGATTCACCTGTCCCTGGTCCCGGAGCCGGCGACTGTTCCGAACGACACGACCGGAGTACTTCCTCTCGGCAATGACTTCTTTCCAGTCGCCGGACCCCGGGGGGACCTCCTGCGATTCGCCGTATCCTACGACGCCGGAGAATCGCGTCATCTCAGCTCAGCTGGGGATCACGCAGGACGCGTGAACTCCCAGTCGGTGTCGATGTTGTGCGGGAAGTAGTAGCCCGCGTCGGCGATCGCCATGACCGTGAGCGACTCGCCCGCCGCCAGCGCCGGCTGGGCGCCAGCGGTGAGGGTCGCGTCGGTCTCCATGTTCTTGTAGGTGACACCGGTCTTGCTCGGGATCGTCACCACGCCGGTCGACTCGTTGAAGGTCGGGACGAAGCCGGAGGTGGTGCTCACCAGGGTGCCGGCCTGACGCACGACGACCTGAGCACGCTTGTGCTTCATCAGGGCGCCGGACATCCGGCCCTCGATGAGGTACTTGTGCTGGTTGAAGTCGATGTCGAAGTCCTCGAACGTCGAGATCTGACCACCCTTGTCGGTGCCGACCACGTAGTCGGACAGGTTGACGAGGACCATCAGCAGGTCGCCGTCGTCGGTCATCGCGCCGTCCATCACCTCGACGGGGACGAACTCCTTCACGCGCATGGCGCGCGCGAGGTCCGCCTCGTCGTCGTACTTGCGCCGACCCATCTTGTCCTCGATGAGGAGCAGGTCGGTGAGCACGTCCTCGGTGCAGAACGCGGTCGGCTGACCGACGCCCTTGTAGCGCGGGCGAGCCCGCAGCACGTTGGTGATGATCGAGGCGGGCGAGACGTTCGCCGGCACGGACACGACATCGGTGTAGAACTCGTTGTCGGTCGCGATCGGGCGGATCTTGTCCTCGTCGATCTTGTACTGGTCGTCGGGCTCACGGCCGTCGCCGATGAGGATCGCGCGAGCGATCTCCTCGTTCAGCATGAGCCGCATCTCGGCCCACAGCCAGGTGACGACGTCCAGCTCGGTGATGTCGATGATGTCGTCGCGGTCCAGCTGCTGCATCTTGTAGATGGTCTTCGGGCCGGTCTCTCGCTTGGCCAGCTCGAAGAACTCCTTCTTCTTGAGCGTGCCCTTGATGTAACCGTTGGCCCGAGCCGCCTCGAAGGTGACGTCAGCCGACAGGGACTTGATGCGGGAGTAGGGGCGCTTCGAGGTGCCCTCGAGGACCTTGGTCACCCACTCCATCTGCCGGGTGATGAGCTCCGGCGTCGAGTCGATGGCCCGGGCGTCCGGGAACAGGTACTCGATGTTGCCGATGCCGTACTCGTCGGCGTGCGCGAGGAGGGCGTCCTTGAAGGAACCCATGCGCTTCCCGTCGGCGACGACCGTCATGAGCTGGTCGTGCGTCAGGGTCTTGTTCTTGGTGCCGGCCAGGGAACGACCCTCGCTGGCGGCGGCATCGGCGTGCATGGTGAACACGGGACGCGTCATGTTGGTGTTTCCTTCCTGGTTGTGAGCGATGAAGCTGTCGGGCTCGTTGTCGAAGATGTTGCTGTGCACGGCCTCGGGCTGGTCGCCCTCCGGCTGGTCTCCCTGAGGCGCATCGGTCTCAGGCGTCGCGTCGGCGGCGGGCTGATCGCCCTCCGGGCTCTCGTCAGCGGGCTGGTCGCCCTCCGGAGCTGCGTCAGCACCAGCGTCTGTGGGCTGAGCAGGCGTCTCGTCCTTGTCCTCGTCTCCGGTGTCGGTGGTCGGGTCGAGTGTCGTCGGGTTGGCCGGCGTCTCGTCCTTGTCCGGGTCACCATCACCGGCAGGCGCGTCGCCCTCCGGGTTCTCCTCCGAAGGCGCGTCGCCCTCCGGGGTCTCTTCGGCATCAGCGTCCAGGTCGCTGTGCTCGATCCCAGCCGCGTCGGCAACGAGGGCCCAAAGGACGCTCTGCTGCTTCTCGGTCATGGTCTCGATGACGTCGTTGTAGGTCTCCTCGGTGTCCGAAGAGGTGTCCTCGGGAGCCATCGCCGCGTGTGCAATGAACTCGGGCTCGAGGAACCCAGGCATCGTGATGACTGCCGCCTCCGGGAGCTCGCCACTGGGGTCCCAGTTGTGCTCCAGGTTGACGTCGATGATGTCCGCACCAGGGTTGGCGCCGGCGATGACGAGGCTGACCTCCTTCATCGAGCCGTGAGCGACCTGTCGGTCCCGCCCGACAACCTTCTCCTCGAGCTCGTTCGCCCAGATCGACATCTTCTTGATGTTGCCGTGCTGAACGGCATTCTTGGCGTGAAGGCCCTTCTTCGTGGTGTTGAAGAAGGCGTCCACCCAGATGCCCTTGGGCTTGGCGTGAAGAATGACGTGACCCAGGACGTTCTCGACGTCCGTGTGGCCGTGTGCCCAGAGCAGGGGCAGCTCCTCACCATCCTGATGCGCGAACGCTTCGGGAAGGATGACTCGGCCGTCGCTGCATCGGACGTCCGCCATGGTCGCCCAGCCACTGAAATCAGGCTTGGGATCTCCCATATCGACGGTCTCCTTTCATTTGCTTGGTTGACGACCCTCATTTGTCGTCGGTTGCTTGCTCGGCTTCTTCTTGTCGTCCTTCTCCTGGAACGTTTGATCGGGGGTTTCCTTAGGAGGAGGCTTCTTCGATGACGCAGCCTTTCTTGCGGCGGCGAGCTTAGCCCGGGCGTCCTCGATCTTTCGTTGCACCGAGGCGATTTCGGCTTTCACTGAGGCGGCAGTATCCGGCTTGTCGGGAGCCTTGTCTCTGGCTTCCTTCGCCTTCTTCGCTTCCTCTTTCTTTTCCGCCGCCGTCTTGGGCTTTTCCTTTTCCTTCTTCGAATCGGCGGACTTCTTGTCTTCCTTCTTGGGTTCCTCGACGCCTGCGGCTTCCTTGGCTGCTTCCACAAGCTTGGCCAAGACTTCCTTGAGCTGCTCGAGCCGGACCTTCAAAGCGGCTACCCGCTCTGGCGTTACCGGAGTCCCTGGAGGACGATCTTGAGGGTGCGGTGCTTGCTGCCCAGGATCCTCAGGACCCTTGGGCACACTCGATCCCTTGCTCGGGGGACGCCTCGGTGGAGGCGGAGCGCTCCCTGCCTTTCGACCCTTCAGCTGCCTCTCTCGGAGGTACCGCTCTCGTCGAGCCACCGGATCATAAGGTTGCTGACTGGCGTGCTGAAGGATCTTCTGACGGAACGAAGTCACTACGACCTCAAAGACTCTGGAATCGAGTCCAGCATCTCTCCGAGCTGAGCATCGAAGTCGTCGAACGCTTGAGCGACGACATCATCCTCAGCCTGTGTGGAACCAGCGTCGGCTTGGGGCTGTCCAGCCATAGCCGGATCTGTTCCATCAGCAGGCTGCGGGATGTTCGGGTTCCGCAGGGAATCTGCCTTCGGGTCCTTCGAGGGCTTGAGACCCAGGAAGGAACGGAACTCGTTGCTCGTGACGATCTCGTTGCGGGACAGCTTGTCCGCGATCTCGGCCAGCTCCTTGAGCGGGATCAGCTTCAGGAGGTTCGGGAAGTACTTCACGGTCTGACCCTGAGTACGAGCGGTCTTGGTGAGGAACTTCCGACGCATCTCCTGAGTGATCGCGGTGAGGATCGGCTCGAGAGTACGAGAGATGTAGTTCACGATGGCCTCGGCATCCGCCGTGCCGTTGAGAATCTCCCGAGTGAGACCCAGCTCGCTGAACAGATCGGTTCGAAGCTCCTTGACCTGCTCCAGAAGCTTGTTCTCGACTGCTCGGTTGAGCTGAATGACCTGTTCGGTCGCGTCGATCCAGGCGACACCGATCTGGCTGTTGTTGAGCTGCTTCTCCAGCTCCTCGATGCGGCGAGCGGCATCCTGCTCCTTGCGCTCTCCACGCACCTGGAACGGGAACTTGACCAGAACGTCGAGCTTGCCCGAGCTGACTCGGTCGTCCGACATGTCCAGAAGCATGAGCTTCCGGTTCAGTCGCTGAAGTGTGGAGTTCGGCTCGTTCATCACCGCGAAGTACGGGTTCTCAACGATGCCGACGTTCTTCTTGAGCATGGTGACGTCCTGGTACTGGTTCGTGCGCTGGTTCCACACCTTGACGCGAACGTGTACCGCCATGAACTCTTGAACGATGCCCACACGCAGTGTCTTCACATCGATCAAATCGCCTGTGACCGGTGAGACTAGGGAATCCACGGGGACGATGGCCGCGACACCACGGTCGAGCATGGTCGAAACGATGTCCAGAATAAGCGCCTGAGCGTTCTGATCCAGATTGGCCTCAGTCGTCAGACATTCGTTCAGACCGGACTGGACCAGCTCCATGAACTGATCCTCCTCGTTGACCTTGCAGTGACGCATGTGCACCATGGCCGCATCGACCGCCAAGCGGGTGTAAACCGAAGCAAGAAGAGATCGTTCGTTACCCACGATCATGCGCGTTCGGTCCGGACGCCTTGCTCCGGAACCGCCAGCGCCTGGATAACGTAGACCAGAAGTCGGCTCGGCACCCTGGAAGACGTTGAAGGCTTGTGCGATCCAAGACTTAGCCAC